GTCCAAGAGCCCCGATAAGTACGAGCGCTATCTATCCACCCCCGGACTTCCTGGATACGGCATAGACGATCAGTTCATTCAAACGGACATGAAATACTGGAATATGAAATGCCAGCATTGCGGTACATGGAATGTGGTGGACGAGGCAACGGGGAGTACCCCCACAGGATTATTCCCTGTGTGCATTGAGCAGGGGTTTTTATCATGCAAGAAGTGCAGGAAACCTTTGTCCCCCCGATCTGGAGAGTTTGTCCCCAAGCACCCTGACATAAAGACGTTCTCTGGCTACCACATATCAGGGCTTTATTACCCGCACCTAGACTGCAAAATGCTTTTAGAACAATACAGGCAGTTGAGGTCCACGACAGAAACCAAAGACTTCATGAATAACCGCTTAGGGTTCCCGTTCTTGGATAACGCCCAGCGGATCACAGCTGAGGAAGTGTTAAAACTCTGTGGCGTTTCTCCCATGCAAGACAAAGGGCACGAATGCACAATGGGAATAGATGTAGGCGGATACCGAAAAGGCTGTCATGTGGTGATATCGAGCCCCAGCAAGACGAAACTCCGGGATATTGTTTGGATGGGGATTATTCGAGATCCCGGCATCGGGTCAGATGCTGATATTGAGTGGATATTCAAAGAGGTGCGGGAAAAGGTAGCGCGGTTCAACATAAGAAAGTTTGGGGTTGACGCCCAACCCGAAACGATGGTTTCCAGGGCATTGGTTAGGAAGTTCAGCGGGAAGGGTTGGATGGTTCGGTATGTGTCCTCCCAACGAGGTGCGTATGACTGGAGAGGGGAGGAAGAGCCTCTAGAAGTCAGGGTCAACCGGACAGAAAGTTTGGATGCTTCGCATTATCTATTACGAAATGGGTTGGTCCGGCTCCCCTTCAGGACGCCTGACGTTGAGGAGTTCGCGGCACACTGCGCTAATTTGGTGCGGGACGAGGAAATAGATGAAAAGACCGGGGACAGGGAGTATGTTTGGAAGTCCATCCAGGCCACAGACTACAGGCATGCATTTAACCTAGATGCCGTGATGTGGTACGATAGCAAACAGCAGATTAATTTTAAGCCCGGTGTGGTGAGTGTTACGACAAACGATTTATATAAACCCAGGACTACCCGGAGCGGCATCATTACGTTAGGATGGTGAGCATGGCAAAAATAGGATTCCCCCCAAACGCCGTGAAAAAAAGCCCGCGCTACAAACCAGGGATAACCCAAACAATCGAATACGCGGATCATTACGAAGAGTTGTTGGAGGCCGAACGACATTCATTTGGTTTTCGCCAATTGCTGAATCCCGATCTATTGGGGGATGGGGCGGCGTATACCGACCCCAATACCGGGATTACAGGGAAGGCCCGTATTTCGGAGGTGAGATGGCTGGAACGCGGGATCGTTCGGGCACATGGCGGGGCTTTGAAAGAATCGGTCCGACGTGTCCGTGTGAAGCCTATTGATCTAATCAACATTGATGGAATATATAAAGCACGCCTACAAGAGTCCGTCTCGCCCAGGAAATACAACCGGCTTAAAGAAAACACTTTCTTTGACATGGGGTTGGATCAGAACCCGCAGAGTGCGGCATCCATGGCAGGGATTTATCTCCCCATCCCGCCTGGGCCGTACACGAAACAATTATATTTGTCCGCAAGATGGCAGATGAAGGCGAAATGTTTTGAGGCCCGCAACCACGATCCTATCCTCCATGGTGCTGTAGCAATCCTGTCTGCATTTGTAATCGGTAAGGGCGTGTCGTTGGACTTTGAAGACGAACGTTCCCAGGCGATTTGGGATGAATTTGAGGAACGCGTCGAGTTACAGAGACGGCTCCCTATTCACTCAGACATGCTATCGACAGATGGTGACTTATTTTGGCGTCTCCCAGAGATAACCGTAGGTGGGATGCCAGGGTTTGCGGATTTGATTGCCATGGAGTCCGGGACTATCTGGGAAAAGATCACCGACCCCGAGGACATACGGATTATTTACGGGTACTGGCGTCAGTTCTCCACGGCGTACCAGCTCTATACCGTCGGGAATGTTCCGATGATCGAGTACATCATCGACATCGTTCCAGCAGAAGAAGTGATTCACCTGACGATCAATTGCCAAGAGGGGGAAAAATTCGGGAGATCCGATCTCCTGGCCGCACTATCCACATCCGCAATGTTGCGGGATATCATGAAGTACCGGAGCATACGCGTACTGAACGAATCCGCACTATGCATCGACCATACGATTAAAGGGGACAACACGGATATAACAACCGTGTTGAATAACAAAAACTCGATGCTTGGGCCGGGGACCGAAACCTGGCACAACGAATCAGAAAAGATTGATTTCCACCAATGGCAGGGGAGCGGCACTCCGAAAAGCGGGTTACACGACGAAATGCTAGCCCATATTGGGCAAGGCGTGGGAGAGCCAAAGGAATATCTGGGTGGTGGCGATCAATCGTCAAGAGCGGCGGCGCTGGCATCAACCGAGCCAGCCGCAAAACTATTCGGTAGAAGGCAAACCGAATTTGAATACGGGTTAAAGCAGATAGCAAACCGGGTAATGATGATTGCGAAAAAGTACGGCCGTCTCGCTCCTGATGCAGATGCGAAATGTGAATGCACCTTCCCAGTGTTGGTAGAGGAAAACAAAAAGGAAAAACTTGACCGGATAGTGCTGTGCCAGACCTCGGGGTTTTTCTCAAAAGAGCGATGCGCAGAAATGGCCGCAAACAATGAGGACGTGACAAGTTTTGATTACCAAACCGAAAAGGCAACCATTGATGCGGACAAACTGAACGATCCGATAGTAAAGGCCATGTATGCTCAACCGGGCGTCCCTCCTACCCCTGGACAGCCAGCATTGCCTCCTGCGGCCGGGGCGCCTCCTGTGCCAAGGGGTGGGGCTCCAATCGGAAGTGCGTTATCCTCTCAGATGCGGCGCGACACCACGACGGCGTTGCAGACAAGAGAAGCAAAAAAGTTCACCTTGAAGTCCGCAAAATATGAATCCGAGGTAATGAAGCGTTCGGGGTTCAGGCTTCTTGAAACGGACGCAAAAATCCCAAAGGGTTGGGGCGGCGCAATAGAGAAGATGGCTGGGAAGACGGGCTCTGAGCCTATCACCCTTGCTTACTGGATGGAATCACAGGGCTATTCGCCCAAATGAGCGCATACCGCGACCAACGGGTAGTCATAGACGAGCTGACCCAAGCCGCCGAGAAGATGCTGTCGGCCTCCAATAATGTTTACCTCGAATCCTTGATGGATCGTTACCGAGAGTTCGCCCGTAGGGTTATTGCAGATATAGCGGCAATTACCCAGGAAGCACAGGTTGACGGGACCCCAAGCTTTTCTGCCTTCACTCGATTTCAAGGGGATGCGAAACTATTGGAGGTGTTGTCGGGCGAGATCAACAATCTAAACTCCGATGTAGTCCCTGGGTTATCTCAACAGCTCGTCCAACAGTATCGGGACGCCTACAACCACTCCGCGTGGGTATTGGATCAGACGACCCCGCCGAACATCGAGATTGAGTACGACATCCCACACGAAGGATATATTCGGCAATTTGTTTCGACTGAATGGTCAGGAGCAATGTTTTCACAGAGGATCGGGGCCATCAATGATTTCATGTCTCAGGATATCCAACAGGCTGTAACGCAGGCCATGATGAGCGGGACAGCAAACCAGGATTTGGCGAGGATAATTTCAGGGATCATTGAAACCTCAGATTCATCGTTCATGGACCGGGCGCGGACGATTGCTGTTACTGAGACTGCCAGGGCGGCCACCCTAGCGAGAAATAACTTCTTCGATCAAAATGATGAATATATTGATGATTGGTATTGGGTGAGTCGTTCGATAATGTCCCCCCGAATCTGTGATGACTGTGCGGAACGTTCTACGCTTTCATACGACGAAGTGGTGAAGATCGCCCCATCACAAGACCATGACGAATTAGATCCTCCGATTCATCCGCGGTGTTCGTGCTCCTGGATGGCCCGCGCCAAATCCTTCAAAAAGTTGTTAGGGCCCGAATTATCCAAAGGGATGGACGACAAACCCTATTGGCTGATGGCCTACAACCAAAACGACAATATTATTCCAGCAGAAGTGATGAAATACGATCATTGGTCTACTGCGTACCTAAAAGATTTTGAGAGGTGATCCATGCCTGGGATGGATGACTACTTCAAGCACATCATGTCAGAGCGCGAGGATAGGGCGGAGGCGTTCCGTAACTCTGAATTTCGTCAGGCATTGGTCGGCATGTACCTGGCAGTAAACGAAATGGCCGACCGAAAAGGGTTCAGGCTCGAAGAAATGGAAATTCTCGGAGCGCACATGAACGAAAGCCTTACAAAAATCCAGTTCAAGGCCATGCCTAAGGGCGAGGCGATCAAAAACATATCGCCCATACTGTCCCCCACAGGGGAGAATATCAGGAGGGACGCCCTTGCGTAACATCTACGAAATGCTGAATCTGGATCTCCAGGCGCTCACGAACAGGAATCACCACGTAGCCAGTGTGTATGTGGCGGCTGTGGACAAGATCATCGAGAAGTGCAGGCTGGCCGGGCGGGATGTGAAAAAGGTGAAGTTCGGGGTGCCGAAAATTGATGGGGATAACGTTGTGATGGATGTGCGGTATGGTTGACGCCTACCCGCTCCTGCAAGAGGAAAGCGATCTCATCATGCGTTCGGTAATACTAGGGAAAACGCTTGGATATATGCAAATCCAGATACAATTTCATGACCACAAACTGGTAAAAGTTCAGGAAATCAACCAAGTTCCTCCGAATACGCTGGCTTCGATTTACGATAAAAAGTGATTGATGTTGACAGGACGGGATTTAAACGGTTTAATTAAATCGAAGACGGCGTAAATTCCACGAGGAAATGCGTCGCTCCAGGTAACTTCTGGGGCGGCGCATTTTTTTTGACCAAATGACCCTGGCGCTAAAAG